TTTATTTGTACCGTCGGGATATCTTCATAGTTTAATACTGTAGATCCATATCCAGTTCCTTTATTGTAGAGATATAGTTGATCAATACTTCCCCTAACTACAGGAGTAACTAAAAGATTCTGATAAACTTGTGTATTTGTTGAAAATCCTACTGGATTATATTTTATAGTAACTGAAATATCTGGATATTTGAAATATTGATATCCATTACCAGAAGTTGAGAATTTTACAAAATTTTCTCTATTATAATTTGAGGTTATTGTTCCACCAATCCCAGCATCACATAATCTAAATGAATCATCATCAATTTTCAAGATATAGTATTGATTACTTGTAGAAAGTCCAGATATGGTTGAAGTTTGGAAACTATACTCTACCAGTTCACCACTTTTAAATCCATGGTCATCAAAGTTAATTGTATGATTTGTAGTAGATACTTTGGAAGGAGATACAACTAATTTTCTGTTAGTATACCCCGATCCACCATTTATAATTTCAATGTCCGATACCACATTTTTAGAATTTGCTGTTCTAAATTTATGAGTTCCACTAGTTCCTGTAGAAAATCCTACGGTGTTAATTCCTGCCGCATAGTCTGATACAGATTCAAATATAGAAATTGTGATATTGTTTTGAACTTTAACAAAGTATGAGGAATTATTGATGAGCGTGGAAGAACCAGATCCTACCACTAATTCCGAATTACCATTGGAATTGTATATAATTTCTTCTCCATCTTGGAAATTGTGATCACTTAAAAATATAATCCTATTATTAGAAGTACTTATTCCTCCAGAATTTGTAGTTAATCTTCCATCGAATGATACTTCCCTAAATCTTCTAGTTAATATTGGTTTTATTACTGCACCAGTTCCATTTCCACCAGATATATCAATCGATAAAATTTTATCAATATCATAATTTTGAGAATCTACATAAATTTCTTTAAAACTACCAGAAATAACTGGTTGAACTAGAGCGCCAGATCCATTATCTGAAGATAATTCAATATTGGGTAAATTTATAACATCAAAATCCTCTCCACCACCAAAAACACTAATAGATTCTAATGGACCATAGTAAATTTTATCTTCGGACTTATAATTACTAATCTCAACACCATTGATCAACATTCCAGTTGTTCCAGGTTCTGTTTTTTTGCCTGGACTCTTAATATTTGATTTTAAAGGAAATTTTTTAAATAATTTTTGTGCTCCAATTTGATTAGTTCTGTGTGAATACAGAATAAAGGTGTGTGCAGATATTCCAGAATTTGGAACCGAAAAACTAAGATAATTAGTTCCACCAATAAAAGATCTTGATGTATAAAGACGTATGCTCTTTGGACTAATCACCTCAACATAATAAATTCCCTCCTCCAATCCAACAAGAGGAGACGTTAATGGGGAATAATAAATTTTATCGCCCGTAATAAAAGGAATATTTGTTGTAGAAGAAATTGTGGTATAATCACCAAGAGAATCCTTGTCCTGTAAAGAAGATAATGAGTTTATGGTAAATTTATATGTGCTTTTTGTTATATTATATCGGTAATTATTTGATCCACTTATAGATCCTGATGGTAAAGAATTTGATGCAATATAAGCATAATCATTGCTATCAGTGTATAAATTTTGTATATCCGATGTTAATGTATTATTGCCATTCTCAATTGAGACTCCAGAACTATTTGCAGTATTAATGATTCTTCTTAAATCATATTTTATGGAACTTTGTGTATCTGAAAAAGACCCATCAATACTTACATTATTTGAACTATTAATAGATTGAATATAAGGATTGTCAGAATCACTTTGTATTGCCCTAGTACCACGATCTACCAGTTCAACTCTATCTCCAACTTTTAAACTGGATCGATCAATCTCACTACCTAAAGTATAATTTGAATCTGTAGATACTACTTCATAACTAGACGCCGTATTATAAATCCAAGAGTTTGCAAATATTTCCGTATAATTTTTTGTTGCAGGATTTTTTATAAGATTTCCAAGATTTTTTACTTTTATTAAATCACCTTCAGATGCTTTTATAGAATTTGATTTTACTAAATCTGATAATACCCCAACAAATCTCAATTCAACCCTTTTAGTTGTATCACCATTTTCATATCCATAATAAATGTCATTGTTTCTTACTATTTCATTTTTTGATATTGCCTCAGTTATTCCAGAACAACCAAAAAATTGATTTATACTTTTACTTGTATATTCTATTGTATTATTTCCAGAATATAAAGTTCCACTCTGAGGAAATCCTATTGTAGAATCTACAGTAATTATAGATGATTCTGATGGCGATGATAACGTAGTTTTTGTGCTTGGTGTAATTACAAAATTTCCCTCTACAGCAGAAAAATCATTATAACCTACAAAAAGTGTTAGTTTGAAATATGTTTTGCCATTTCTCGTAAATGGTTCTATAGAAGATATAGAAGCACTAGTAGTTTCATCTGTTACCTTTTTTATGGTTTGTCCAACCAAATTAGAAGTGGTAATTCCAGATATTCCTTCTGCAATGACAACTTCTCTGTTAAGGTATTCTGAGTGTGATGGTTTTAATAAAAATTGTTCTAGATTTACAACGGATGGTGTTTCATTATAAAGGGCATTGAACAATATTCTAAACGACTCGTTTGTTCCTTTAGTTTGATAAAAAGATTTTAATTCTTTTAAAAACGTTCCTACGTCTAAACTAGAAGTAAAATTAGTATCTTGTAATTCATGTGCAATAGTAAATTTTAATTTATTGTAAAATTCTTTTAAAAACAAAGAACTAAGATTTTTTACTTTAGATCCTGAAGTATGAGATTCACTCTTAGTTTCTGTAAATATTAATTCTTCTTGATTTAAATCTTGGTGATATCCAGTTATACCAGAAAAACCTCTGATACATCCCGTAAAGGAATTTGCAGTGATGTCGGTATATGTAATTATTTCATCATCAATTTGGAAAAGACCATAATGTGGTGGAAACCCCTTTGTAGATTCTACCTGAATAGTATTTTCTGTAGATGAAATATTAGCAGAAAGAGTCGTCTCTCCAACAATTACTTCGGGAGTTAGGTTATCTAACTTGAGATATTGGTCTAAATTTTCTGCAATATCAATTGGACCACCTTGATATTCTTGTGATATGTAATATTGTTTTAAAAACTCAGATGCATTTGGATTTTCATCCAATATAAAACTCGGAAGTTGACTCTCAACAATTTGTTGAACCTTAACTCTAGATTCAAATCCAGTCTGTATCATATTAGTTTCTTGTTAGTTTCCCGTTTGAATAACTTGATGTATAATATTCTCTTGTAAAGAGATTTCCAGTTATTTCATCGCCAGAAGCGATTACGTCCCTTAGCATATTTATTTGACTTTTTGAAATATCAAATACCAAATACAAGTCCTTTAATCCAATAACATCATTAGATTCCGGAACAGCCTGCACTTCAATTACACCATTAGGTTTTGATGTTGAAATAATATTTACTGTTTTTAATATAATCTCACCTTTAATATAATCCACTGTTCCAGCATCTTTAATGACAACAACACGATTTCCATTAGAATCAATTTTAAAAATTGAAATCGTGCCCTTTGTTGAGGTAATATCAGTTGGTCTGGAAAGAAATACGTTACTAGCTTCTGCTGCGTTTGTTACGTTAATTTGACCAGCAGTAATATTTGGGGTATCTGCAAGATACACATCGGAAGATTCTCCAGAAATTTTAAATGCTGTTGATTTAATATTTCTACCTTTTGGATCAACATGGAATCTGTTACCAAAGCAAAGTTCATATTGAGCAAACGTATTTAGAGATGCCTTTAAGTCTCTTCTGATTCTTACTTTAGTAATGTTGGATGTAATTGATTTATCTGTATTGTCAATAGTTTGGAGAACTTTACTATATTTAAATCTTCCACCAAATTTATTCAAATCTGTAGAAGTAGAATATTTTGTAAGAGTATTGATTACGTTAGTCTTCAGGTTATCTGAACTTGAGACCTGAGAACTGTTATAATAGACTGCCGAATCTATTTCTACATAAAGTATTTTCAAGTCAATAATCTTTTGATTAATTCCAGACATTGAATATTTTTTTAAATCACTTAAAATTCTTGACTTATCAAAATCTGATACAAAAGTTCCATTTTTTGGTTTTATACTTAAAATAACATTCCCGTATTCTGGTGGATCAAGCTCTTCACCACCAATAACAGAAACAGATTCTGTATTTGGATATATTTGTTTAACAATTGCCTCATAATCTCTAGAAGTTACCGCTCTATTTTGTGCAGAATAACTTCTTGGAGAATAATATTTGATCGAATCTATGGTTTCTATATCTCCACCATTTGATGAGGATTGATCAGTCGTTATTGTAATAGTTCCCGTATTGATAGGATCTTCATTAGATTTTTCAATTCTTCCTGAGAAGGTGAATGATCTTGCACCGTTTCCATCCTTCCCATCAGTAATAATGTAATTTGCAGTTATAATCGTACCATCATTACCATCACCTAATTTTTTACCAAATATCCCATCACCAAAAATAAGTTCATATTTTTCATCTTGAACTTCCTGGATCAAATAGATTCTAGAATTAGAATCTATATTTAATATATTGTTTACTAAATTATATTCAATTCCTGTTGTTTCATTTGTTTTACTTACATAAACTTTGAGGGTGTTTGTGTCGATAAATGAATTGTTGAGAATAAATCTCTGGTCCAATGATCCATCATAGACAAACGATTTTGTCAAAAATGTTCCTTGAAAAACTTCAATATTACTAAATGTTGCTGTTCCATCAATAACGTTCGCTGTTATATCCTCAGGAATTGAAAAAGTATAAGTGGTGTCATTTGTCTCTCCAACACACACTAAACCTTTTTTTAGGGTAGCAGTCAAACTATCGGTTATACCGCCGACAGAGAAGGATATAGATGCCTTTGAAGCAGTTCTAGAGCGAGGAACATATCCAATATTTCTTGCTAGTGATACTACGTTTTCACGAAGAGTTGCAGAATCTAAAAACGATTCATTTACAATCATATTACTGTTGAATGCAGTAATATAAGTGTTATATGCCAGTGTATCAATTAAGACAGAGAAATTTGATCCCTCAAAATCAAAGTCACTAAATGTTGAATTAGCGCGAAGATAATCTTTGATTGAAGTCTTTATCTGATCAAAATCTAGATTCGTGAATTTTGTAAAGGGCATCTTATCTTGCTGCCTCTAATAGGAACGTATACTCTTGTGTTGGAAACTCTTGCCCAATGATATCAAAAATAACAGTCACATTAAATGTATTTTCATCTGGTTGAGGGTCTACTTCAACAACTACATTATCAACCCTTGGTTCAAAGTTTTCTATTGCAACTAAAATCTGACTTTGAATAACCGATGCAGTACCAAAATCCACAAATTCAAATAAACTATCTCTCACATCAGATCCCAATAATGAATTAAAAAATCTTTCTGTGGGGATAGTTTCAACAATATTTCTTACGGATCTACGAATCGCATTCTCATTTTTTAACACTTGGAGATCCTTTGTTACAGGATGAGGAACAAAGGATAAACTGATGTCTTTAAATGATCTGGATATCCTTTGTTCTGCCATTGGTATAGAGTTTTCTTGATTTTATTTATATTTACTCATGCCACCTTTCAACAAAATCATCAAATCCATGAGATCCACCACATGGACGCTCTAAACGATCGTCTGGAATTGGGTAGAGTTCTTCATTCTGAGCAATTTTTTTCTGTTTTGATGCTTTTCTAAGATATTTCTCACTTTCTACTTCTGTAATAAGGGTCATTCCCTGTTCTATGAACAGTTCTCCCTTGTCAACCTGGTGATGATTTCCCATTTTAGCTCCTGTTTTATTAAAAACAGAACTTTTAGAGGGGTTGCTATCCCTTATCGGTATTTATTTCCCGCTCTTGAGCAGTTTTCCAGTGATATTCATCCTCATTTCCCATTCCAAGACGATCATAACCACATTCTACCTGATAATATTGAGTAGAAACTTTAAAATCAGGCATTTTTGGTTCGGCAGGTGTCAAACTATTGTCAAAAATACGCAACCTATTGTTTGGATACAGTGCATATTGTCCATTTTCAAGTTCAATCAAGTTATGTGACTTATGTTCGGCAGGATTTTCACTCGTTGCCCAGTCTACCATGTCTGGATCACGGTGATAATTGTCTAATGTACATACATAAGTGCCTTTTTGAATGCCAAAGTCGCGTGTATAGCATTCATAATCCATACTACCGATAAATTTCTTGTCAATACTGACTACACCATAATCCATACAGTTCCAAAACTGTAGATTTGGTAGATCCATATCTGGACTAGGTGTTTCCGGCGACGAGACAAACGCACTAATGGGCAATTTGTCATACATTGCCGCATATTCTGGTAAATATGTCTCAAAATAAAAAGCGCGTCCAGGAATCGACTTAGCCGAAACCCAAACGCCCTTAACAAATTCACCGTGCCCACTCTGATGATCTGTAAGATATTCCTTACGAACCCATACTTCTATTGATGGGAGATTGGTGATTAAACAACTCATCCTTTACCTTGTCCGCGATACTTTTTTCTAGCTTTATTGCGAGAAGACGCTGCATACTTAGTATGAGAACCTGCTCCTTGACGAGTTTTCTTGGGCGCACCTTCTACATAACCGCCACCTTTACGCATAGCCATAATTAATACCTCTTAGTAATTTTAGTTTCAAGATCTTCAGGTCTTGGAGAACCTGTCTGATAAAACTCTATCGACAGGTCCTCCATAATATCGAAATATTCCTCCTCTGTCAAGTTGGAATGTAGTTTTTCCCCCTTACAATAGATACTGTAAGTTTCGCCAGCCATATCAAATCACTCTTGTCTTTTCGTGACCGACTCTAATACGAGGATCGCACCAGATTTCAAATCCTGCCTCTTTTGCATCCAGGCAGAATGATACATCCTCTCCACACATATCTTGTACTGCACCAGATTCAAAGACTTGCATCTTAGGGGCAAACCAGGGATACTTCATATCCTCATGTTCAAAAACACCGTGCTTAATCATTAACCATCCAAATCCTGCATAGTCAACAGTAAATGGTTTACGACGCTTTGAAATGCTCTCAAGTGTTTCGTGATTCATGACTCCACCATTATTTGAGAAGTCTTCCTCATCTAACCAGTGTGCAACAGAAGTCGTCCGCCCGTCTTCGGTACAATACCATCCACTGGCAATGTCTTTGTCCATCAGAACTAACTGATAAAACTTTTCAGTATTAAAAACAATATCACTATCAATCCACAACTGATAATCATATTTTAATTTGCCGTCCCAGGGAATTTGATCTGGTCCTCGCAGTACATTAGCTCCAAGACACTTGCATCTTGCAAAGTTCACCATGGAAGAATAATCCTGCGAAATCTGGATGCTTGCTCCC